GATTCTCTGGTAGTCCTATCTTAGTCTTTCTTAATGTTAGTCCTACATTTTCTGTCATTGCTTATCCTCTAGCCATTGTGTTAGGTCTTGGATTACCCAAGTCTTTTCTATTCCTGCGTTTCTTCTTTTGTATAGTACATAAGATAAAGGCTGATTAATGCTACGATGCTTAGCATAATTAGCAGCTTCCTTTTGCGCTTCATCCCAAAACTCCTTTAGATTTAACTTCTTAGTATTCTTTAACTCAAAGATATAAGTTTCACCAGCGACTATAACTACTAGATCACCCTCATCCTCACCGCCAGATAGACGTAGCCTCTCAGCTACTAGACCCATCTTCCTAAACCACTTCATTACATCAGTCTCAAACTTTGCACCTTTAGTCTTATTGTATTTTGGAGTCACTATAAATAGCATCCCTTCTATACATTCTACCCATTGCATCTGAATCACTGATCTGACATACCTCATAGTTAACAAATAAACCAACGTGGTCAGAGCCATCCGCAGTATGCGGTCCAAATCTATTCTTAACTGCAGCTATCTTTAATACTTTATTGTATGGATCAAAGCCAAGCGTAAGTATTAGTGCCGGTAATTGAGATACTTTACCGTGAATTGCTCTACGAGCAGGTGGTTCAGTGGTCTTGCCATACTCTGTTTGTTCGCTGACGTGGTGCAATACCATCACACAAGCCTCAGTCTTACGAGCCATATCGTGGAACTCCACCATAATAGATCTAAGTCCTGCCCACTCATTATCAGATTCTGCTGCCACATTCATTAGGTTATCTATTACAACCAGCTCTGGTGGAACTCCAAACAATTCAACATAGGCCTTTATCTCTAACTCAATATCATCTAATGATGGTGATGAATCAAAGACAAACTGTATGCTATCTAAATTACCTAGATGCTTATCGTAGTAATGACGATTACTAGTTAAGTTATTCTCCACCATAATCTGGCTGTGTCCTGATAAGTGGGCTGCTGCCCTCATCATTACCGTTGCAGTATCTGTATCTGCCGAGAAGAATAAAGTAGGAACCTTTGCTTTGATTATATAGATAAGAGCAAACATACTCTTACCAACATTGGGCGCAGCAGCAATCATACATACCTGACCTCTGCGAAACTTAATCTGTTTTTTAGATAGAGTTTCCCATACGTCAGGTAGTGGTGTTGCATTAGTGGTTGACCCACGCCACGCCCTGTTTAAATTAAGCAACGTCTTCCTTCTTTAAAGTTATACCTCTGGCAGATCTAATACGTTTTCTTTCATCAACATTTAATCCACCCCAGATACCGAAATACTCTTGGGTAATACCCCACTCAGCACACTCTGCTAAATAGGGACATCTATTACAAATGCTTACTGCTGTTCTAGTATGAGTCCGATGGCTTGGATCTTCTATATCGGGGAAATATATTTCCATTCCAACTTCTGCACATAACGGGTTCTCAAATTCCCAAGGAACCCGCATAAATTATTTCTTAAATTTTGATACAGAGTCTGGATAAATCGGATCAACCTTTACATAGCCAGGACCCATACGTACAGGCTTTGGTCCTGCTGCTGGATCACACCAAGCCCAATATGGAGAGCCATCTTTTCTAACACCAGCCTTGTGTATCATCTTTCCATTAACACAATCAGGTGCATCAGCTCTGTTGTATGTATATACAGAACCAAACTTATCTGTAAGTACATCACCATCAGTATCTGTTGCTATTGATGTAGCACCTAATGCTTTTTTAGCATAAGAAATAGCGCTTACACCATTACTAGAAGCTACATTAACTCTACCTAATGAAGCACCTACAGACTCTATAAGAGTCGCTGTATCTTGAACTGCTGCCAACAGTTCTTCTAATTCTTTAGCATTGTCGGCATAAATATTTATAAGTGAACCATCTTTACCGTAGTTAACTTGTATCTTTGTTGTTGCATTTGCAGCCATTACTTACCTCCACTATGTTTGACAGTTAATCGTACTGATTCCTGTCCCTTTTTAATTGGTACATTACCGAGAAGTTTTTTAACCTCATCGATATCTACTGACTCTCGACCAGCTATGGTGCTCCAACTAATTTGGATACCACTATTAGTCTGACCAGTAAATCCTTCTAACGAACTCTTTAATGACTCCTTCTCATTAGTAAGTTCTTTTATCTTTGCATCTAATTGTAGATATTTCAAAGCGGATGTGTCAACCTCTGGGTTGTCTATAAATACTTCACCCTCTTTGATAAGTTCTTTTTTTATACCAGTACATCCAATCTTGCCCGACTCATCAAAGTACTTGCAATAGAATCTGCAGTAACTTTGATCGCGCTCTGGCTCTGGTGCAATTGCGCTCTCTTTGATAGCTGATAACCAGTTCAAAGCATCTTGTGCTAGTGCTGGATCATATGGTTCTGAATGAACTTTAACATCTCGCTCATCACCATCACGGGCGATGGCTACTAGATTAACAGTCTTGGGCTTCCCTTTCCCAGACTTTTCAAGCAAGTAGCCATACACCTGTACTTGCCAACGCTGTTGTAGCGAAGGAAAGTAGGATAGATTTTTTACCTTAACGGTTTTCCAATCTATCACATCTCCGGTCTCTGGTATATATAAATCTATATGAGCTTTCATTCCTTCAAACTCAGCCTCTGTCTCAACCAAATACTTCTCACCCTTTGGGTCAAGTGCTGATATAGCCTTCTCAATCTCAGCGTGAATAGCAGTACCCATAATGGCAGCCAACTTTAATTCATTATCATTAGTTGCATCTCGCCCATTGAGACGATACCAAACTTTTCTACGACAGCCACCTAACTCTGATGGACCTACCTGGGTTTGCTTTGATCTAGATCTACCAGCATCTTTAGCTCGTAGAACATCAATCAATAACTGCTTTGGATCGCTCACTCTAATCCCCACTTAATAAAACATTCTAGAATAAATTTATACATCTCTAAGTCTAATAGATGAAACTGTAGTTGCCAATATATTTCTATCATAAACCTTCCTTACTTAGTAAATTGTGTCTTGATACTAGGTGTGCCACCACACCATACGTTGTACTGTATAGCAATATTGATTGCTTTCTTTGCAGCACTCGCTGCTTTAGCGTGTGTTTTGGTTTCACTCTCTAGTGCTACTAGCGCACCCAGAGCTATACCACCACCTGAACCTATGCCGTAGAAGTTTCTATCATCTCTCATATACCCATAGTCATCACTGATCTGATATATCTTTCCATTAAAACAAAGTAGTGCATCCCAACCTGAGTCATCATCACTCTTATTCTTAGGTGCAGGATCATAACCTGCATCGGTCAGGGCTTGTTTAATAGATGGTAGAACTCTAATCATTAAGAAGCGATCAGGTTCTTGAGTTTTAATTACCTTCGGTGGTTGCCATAAGTTATTTAAAATATCTCCAGCAGTAGCATCACCTGCTACAGCTATTAGATATTCATTGACCTTAACTATCTTGTCATAACCCTTAGCAATATAAGGTTTATCAGTATAGGTAGTCATTGAATCTGAGGCTATTACTGCCCAGCCTTTACCTTGAATACCGATTATTGCAGTCAATCTAATCTCCTATCTCTTGAAATAATTATAGCACCGAAATAAATTATTAGTGGTAGGCACTAGCGACACGCCGTGTATGCGATGATATCGGTTACTGGAGGGTAAATGGTTATACTACGAGCCGTGAGGCGAGTTAATCCAGAGGCGGCGCATTGAAGCGCCGCACTAGGTATCCATAGGATGTTCCGTCTACCAACCCTGCGAAAAAATAAAGATAAACTACCACCGAAATTTGGTACAGATCTTAGATCTTTAGGTCCAATACACGCTTGTCCTTGTGGTTCTAAAGTCTTCTCTATCTTAGCTACCTTTGATAACTATGAGATATCCTGGTATATGTTAGATGCAACCTGTGTTAACTGTGGCAATCTAGTTATAGTTCCTTGCCCAATAGATGATCCTGCTAGGGAAATTTAGACAACAAAAAAGAAGCCACCCCGTTTAAAGGGTGGCCTCCGTATTACCTCGCAGTAGAACTAAATTACTCTGAGCCTCTACCAAATTCTGTAGCT